TTACGCCGCAGGAGGAACAGGCCAGGTGATATCGGGTGCGCTCTGTGCATCAATGGCGTCAACTTGTTTCATGTACTCGCGCCAGCGCACTAAACGGCTTTTATCATCATCAGAAATCACGCCCAGCAAGAGATCAGTCTGCCAGTTTGCTATCATTTTTTGTGCTTCTGACAATAGCTGCGTTTTTCGTAGCGTAGCGTCCGCAATATATTCATCCCGGCTTTTTTCAGGTGGCGTAAATACACCGTCAGAATACAGATAACCGACACCGACACGTTCTGATGAAATATCGATTAACGCGCCATTCTGCGGCTTCCAGTCAGCCCCAACATCGCTATCCCAGACTACGGTATTCATCACCACACCGTTTTCGATTACCGCGTATATTTTACTCATGCTGAATACTCCACAATCATAATGACGCCATTACCACCATTACCACCTTTAGTAGCAGGCTCACCTGGCATCTCATACCCACCACTACCACCAGAACCATCGATACCATCGATCCCTGCAATCGAACTATTCGACGTTAGTGGTGGAGCACCGAATGAAAAAACAGAATCGCCGCCTGCACCGGATTCATGACCGCTACTGAAAAAAATCGCAGGCGTACCTGAGCCGCCAAAACCCGCGACAAGATTCCCACCAGATGCATTCCCTCCACCACCATTACCAATCAGAACGGACATACCGATTGCGATTGCAATACCGTTAGCCCCCCTCGCTCCACCGATCGCCGTCATTAACGTTCCAAATTTCGTCGCGCCACCAAACCCCGGCTCATTTACCCCATCTACACCGCCCATGCCGCCAGCACCGACCTCCAGATAGATCAACGCAGGAATATCACCTTTACGGTAAAAAGATCGTGCCCAGCCGCCAGCACCACCGCCGGAACCTGCCGAGTGATAATTCTGTGGGGACGCCGCCGCTGCACCGCCGCCGCCACCCGCACCACAGATGGTGACATCAATAGCAGACACATCATCAGGCCATTGATAATTCTGGCTTGAGGTGATTTTTTTTATGCGCAGGATACGGCCTGCAAAACGATTTTCTAAGCCCAAGTTTTTGACAAATTGAGTCGGTTCCTGAATATCAGCACCGTTCTGATTTTTATCCATTTTTCCTGATAACCCGGCAGCAACAAACGCCGTGGTTGCCAGTTGTGTCGTACTCGTACCTGCCACGGCAGTCGGTGCCGCAGGAGTACCGGTAAATGCCGGGCTTTCAATCGGCGCATACTGCTTATGCGGATTAACGGCGGCGACATGGTCAGCCAGCAAGGTATCGGCATAACGCCGTGTCGCCAGCGCCACCGTTGGGTCAAACTTCAGTGTTATTGCATCGGTGCGGCTGACAATCAGGATCATGCGTACCGTTTGTACCCGGCCCGACCCTTCCTTCAGTTCCGGCTTATAGGTTTCCGGGCAGTTACCGAGCGCAATCAAGTCACCATCCACATCGTACAACCCGATTTCACGCAGCCAGAATCCCCCTTCATTTTCCGGGATCACTTGCTCGGCAATCATCTGATTGGTGTTGTCCGGGTCAACCGTTAGCGAGTTGATAACCCCACGTCGCTTTTCATTGACCAATTTGGTTTGCAGCGGATCGGGGGTGGGGAGTACGCCGTTGCCATCTCCCACCCCCATTTGCACCAGTTCCAGCGATTTTCCCGCTGCTATCGCCGCCGCCAGCTTTTTCTCACCCACCTGGGTGAGCAAGGTAAAATATTTAGTCCCCATCGATTCTCTCATCAGCATGAATGTAAAGGAAAAAGTCAGGCAGCAGCAGAGAAATAAGAACACAGCAAGTGCTCACCGTCCTGTCTGCCTTGTGACAACCATTATGCTGATAGCGAGTCAAATCACCCGCTCATACGGGTGTGGCGGCGATGGCACAACAAGGCTATTGATGCCTGCCAGCAGCACGATAAAAATCCGATAATCAGCAAGGAGATACGTCAGAAGAGATCAATAAAAAAACACCCGTTCGGAATAACAGAACATGGTTATTCCGAACGGGTATAGCCCTAAATCAGTTTGCGGGTATAGTCGGCCAGTCGATATCCGGCGCCAGAGACAGATCAATACGACTTAACTGTACCAGATAGATTTTCCAGCTTTTAAGCGCCTGGGTTTCCTGCTCGGTGGCGATGTCCAGTTCCTGCGCATAGGTCAGCTCACGGATACGCTCATGCGCCGTCTGGCGACGGCTTTCACACTCCTGTCGGGCCGCCTGTAGCAGGCTTTCCCGGTGCGCTGCGGTATCCGTTACCCATTGTGCGCCATCCCAACAGTCAAACTTGCTGGCTGGCGGCAGCAAGGTCAGGCGGGCGGGCAACGCTCCCAGCTCAATCACCACGTGCGGCTGACGCGTCTGCGTGTCGTAAACGGTCTGCCCACGTAAATCCGGCACCCATTCCCACTGCAGGCCATCAGACGAACGCCGTAGCGCCTGCCCTTCCGCCACAGGCTGCGGCGGCTCATCAGCATAGCTGTGCGCGGGAATCCCTGTTCCCGGCATCAGATATTCGTCACTGTAGCCATCGTACTCACGGGTTGCAGCATCCACGTGGTACACCCGCAACCAGCCTGCCTGAGTGGCCAGCCCATCTGCCGCCAGCACTGCGCGCACGTCCTGTGTTGATATCGTCATCATGCCGCCCTCACAATGTAGTTAAAGGCGATGTTGCGGGGGCGAGCCCCTCCAACGAGAAAAGTATTGTATCTGTTCAGAGGGCGGCCAGCGCCTGGGTCAACAGGTTTGTTTGCGCTGTTATTTGAGTAAGCATAATCGTTCCACACGTATGCGTAGCCTTTTAGTGCAGGCCCATAATCAGAGTCACTAATTGTGTCTGTCTGCATTGCGTCATTGAACTCTGCTACCGTTGCTATATTTGGCGTAGAGCCTTCAACCACGAGAAGTTGTGCAGCATCAGGCCCAATGCTAGCGGTGATTAGAGATGGGGACTGTGGTGATAGCAGACCCCTTCCCGCATCTACCGCTCTCCCATCATCCCAACCGCGAATAAACTCACCGCGCAAATCCGGCAACACACCGGACGGATAGACCTGCGCCAGCCGGGGATAGACAGTTTTATCAAACGACTGGCCGTTACATTTCAGCCAGCCCGCCGGGGCGGTCGCCTGCGGCCAGGGTTGCGGAATACCGACAAATTCACTGATCAACAGATACTGCGAATGGGGGTTGGGCTCGGCAAGATGCCCCGCCAGCAGCGTATCCGCATAACGCCGTGTCGCCAGCGCGACTGTCGGGTCAAATTTTAGCGTTACCGCATCGGTACGGCTGACAATCAGGATCATGCGTACCGTCTGTACCCGGCCCGACCCTTCCTTCAGTTCCGGTTTATAGGTTTCCGGGCAATTGGCTACCGCAATCAAATTGCCAGCCGCATCATACAAACCAATTTCACGCAGCCAGAATCCGCCTTCATTTTCCGGGATCACCTGCTCGGCAATAATCTGACCGGGATTATCAGGGTCTACACTCAAGGAATTAATCACCGCCCGGCGCTTTTCATTCACCAATTTGGTCTGCATCGTATCTGGCGTCTGTAATACCCCACCGCCATCCCCAACGCCCATCTCGGTAATTTCCAGTGGCTTTCCGGTTGAGATTGCTTCCGCCAGTTTAACCTCACCGATACGGGTAAGAATCGTAAAGTATTTGGTTCCCATCGTTTCTCTCGTCTGCGTCAATTAAAAAGTTGGTCAGCGGCAGCAAACATGGTGGTTATGCAAATATCCAATGTTCGTTCTGCTTTCTGACAACCATTATGCAAACACCCCGAAAATATTACCTGTTGATGACGTTGTCTCTGCCATGGCACAACAAGCCGGTAAAATAAACCCGCCATTAAGGCGGGAAACGTCAAAAAAAGAGGACACGGTGAATACGGCTTAACTACACCAGATAGAACGAGTGAATTGATACCTCCAGTCTTCCCGGTACTCACCGGGCTACATATTCGGTTTCTCCGGCCAGCTAACATTCGGCGCAGTAGAGATGTCTACTGCCTTCACGGCTTTGATGTATTGCATCCATTCAACCAGCTTCGCTTTATCCCCGTCAGCAATGATGTCCAGTGCAAGTTCTGTTCGCCAGTCGGCAGTCAGGTCATTCGCCGTTGAAAGAAGTAGTTGTCGTCTTGCCTCGGCTTCTCTAATCAGTTGCATCTGCGATGGTGCGGGTTCATCAACCCAGATAAGCCCACCCTCGACGTATCCCAGCATTTTTCCCACTGGCTGATTAACCGGGCTGAACCGCACGGCATCGTCATCGCCGATTTCTATCCCATCTGATGGCCATGTACCTGCACGTTCATAATCAGCATAAAGCTGTGCGGGATAAATAACATTCTGCGAGGGTGAATAAACGCTATTAATTTTTTTCATATCAGTATCCTATAGCCAGATAGCCAACAGTTATCCCCGTCAAAGCATTGCCCGTGACAGAGTCTACAAAGTTGATGTTCGCCGTAGTTCTGTCAAAAACATTCGGTGTAGCAACCCACCGTACCCCTAACGCGTTGTACACAATCCCAATCAGCGCGATGGTCGTTGTAGGGAACGGAATAGGGTAGCTTTTCGTAAATCCCCCCATGCCACTCAATACACCATAATCGAACTGCACAATGTGACCTGTCGGCAATCTGAATGCATTATTGCTGCCGGTTGAAAAACTATGCATATCAGGTAGTTGCCCAACCCCAGTGCCTACGTTTTTTTTCGCCGCGGTTCCTAAACCAAGGTATTCGAGAAGCGCAGCAACGGATTTTCCTGACAATGCAGTCAGCGTGTTGTCCAGCGGCTGTTTGCCCGCCAGTGCGTTCGTGATTGTGGTGGCAAAGTTTGGATCGTTACCCAAAGCGGCTGCCAGTTCATTCAGCGTATCAAGTACTTCTGGAGAAGAGGCAACCAGTGCTTCAATAGCGCCTTTAACAAATGCGGTCGTTGCCAGCTGACTATTGCGGGTTCCTGCAGCCGCCGTTGGCGCAGTCGGCACCCCCGTCAGCGAGGGACTTACCAGCGGTGCATATTGCGGATGGGGGTTACTGGCAGCAAGGTGTTTTGCCATCAGGTCATCGGCATAGGCTTGCACCTCAATCGCCTTGTCATCAACAAACTTACGCGTTGCCAGCACCACTGCCGGGTCAATGCTCAATGACACAGCCTGAGCATGACTGACGACCAAAATCATGCGCACGGTTTGTACACGGCCAGAGCCTTCCTG